CAAATCCTTTAAAGTCTTTGTTAAAAACATTGTTTGTTTTCATTTGAAAAGTATTAGTTTGTTTTTCTATAATTGCTTCGTTTTCTTTTGATTCCTTGTTATATCTATTAAAAAAATCTATAGCTTTTTGTTGTTCTTTGGTCAACTTTGACCCAGCCTTAATTTCTTCATAGTATTTGGACTTTTGCCCGTCCAGATGGGCTTTAGCGTTGGCAACTTGCTCTTTTAACGCTATTTTCTTTTTTTTAATCTCTCTTTCTTCATCAACCTCTTCATCGTATGAAAATGTATCATCAATTAAAAATTCAATTTCCTCTGCTGTTAAGTGAGATTTTGTTTTCTTATAATACTCTCTAAGTATTGTCATGTCATCAAAATTAGAAAAATCTTGATTAAGATTAACATAGTCTTCTAGAGTACCACCAGTATCTTCCATAAAGTCTATTACTTTTTGTAACTCTTTTGGTATTGCTTTACCTGTTTCTTGAGCTTCATTTATAGCTTCAGTTACTTCTTCAGCTAATTCTTCTGCTTGCTCTTGCACTTCTTCTTCAGTTACCTCTTCTAATACTGGTGTTTCTTCTTGTGTTTGTTCTTCCGGTTGTACTTCTTCTTGTTTTTCTGTGGTGTCGGCATCTTCAACGAGCTCAACCACTCTGTTGTTGTCAGCGTTATCTTCTTTAATTTCTTCTGTGGTTTCATTTTTTTCTTTTTCTTTTGGTGTTGGTGGTTTATTTAAATCTACTTTGACGACATTGTCATCTTCTTTTTTATTTTTAAGACCAACTTTTGTCACGTTGTCTTCAGTAGTCTTTTCAACTACTTCTTCTTTTTTCTTTTTTGCCATAATATAATATAATAATAATTAATAATTGTTATCTAGGATCAAATGCCCCTAAATCAAATCCGCCTCCTATATTATCATTACCTGCGGACTCAAAGTTTTTAGGCGGTTTTTCACCTTTTCTTTGATCAATCAACTCACTTTGTTGAGTTGCTTGAATTCTTGTTCTTTCGTCTTTACGATCTTCTTTTTGTTTTTCTTTATTAGTTACAGTTTCATTATCTAGTTTTCTAAGCTGCATGTTATATTGAAACTCTTGTTCCATCAACTGTTTTTTCAACGTGCCTTCTGCTTGTAATTTTTGAAGTTCTAATTGCATTTCAATTTGAGCTAAACTTGCTTTTGATTGCACAATTGCATCATTTTTTTGTATTTCTGCTTGAGCAGCAATTTGTTGTGTTTGTGCATTAGCGTCTGCTTGGGCTTGTATATTTCTTTCGTTTATTTCTTGATCTTTTTCTTGTTTTTTTCTACGTCTTATTTTAAGAAGTTGATTAGCTAGTTTTAAGTTTTTAATTTCTCTAATATCAATAGCATCTTCAAGCTCTATAGTTTGTTGAGCTAAAGCAACCTGTATATTGTTTTCTAATAATGCTTTTTCTTCTTCATCTGGTTGTAATTCTAAAAATATACCAAAATCATATAAATGTAAATTTTTCATTTCATCAAGAGTAGCTACATTGTGAACGCCAATTTGCTGTATAAAAGCTTCTGCAGTTGGAGAATATTCTATAATATCAGATATTCTTAATGATAAACACTCTGCAACATGAGAAGTTAAGTATAAACCAGACTGTAATATATGTCTTGTTGCTGTATTACTATTAGCTGCCGCTAGTTTCTGCACTCCGACTAAGGCGTTTTTGTCTGGCATACTACCATCTCTAGCCTCATTAAGCCCGGTAGTATCTCTTATCATTTGTAAATAATAATTATAGTTACCTATAAGTGACTGTAGTTTTTGGCCACCAGACCCTGATTGTATTTCTTGAATAGGTACTTTACCTGGATTCATCTCGCCTTCCGAAGTAAATGATCTACCAATAACACTACCCGTTTGAAAGAACATGTTTAAAGCTTCTTGTGGATTATAGTTTGTTCCGTTACCTAGATCTATTTCAGCAAGGCCATCAGCGTCTAAATAAACACCATCAGGTACCATGCGAGATAATACTTGTTGTATTTTTAAATGCGTAAGTTGTATCATATCTGCAAAACCAGTCACACGTCTTACTAAACTTTCTATTTTACCTTTATACATTCTAGGCGCAACAATAGCATAAGGCATTTTCACTTTGGTAAAGTCACTTTTTGGTCTTATCATATTAGAGGCCATTTCCCACTTAAGCAATGTATTAGTACCTAATATCAAAGCGCCTTCATACAAAGTTTCTATACTTCTTTGCAATCTAGAATAATCAACTGCTTCAGAAGGCGGGTTAAATGTGTCGTCTTTTTCAATAGCTTTTTCAGCACCACTACCAGTTTCTTTTACTTTATAAACTTCGTTCATATAAGTTTTATAACTAAAATATAAAACCTGAACTTTGTTATTGTCTATTTCATTACGATAGTTTGATGAGTTCGCGTAATTAGTTTGATGATAACTTTTGTTCTTTACTATATCTTCTAAAGCTTCATGATCTAAATGTGGAAATTGTTTTGCTAATTCATTTATAGGTACGTTTTTAACTTCACCAACGTAGTATATATCGTCAAAATATGGAGATTCAGTATATGAATAAACTAAATCTGCAGGATCAACATAACTAATTGTAACGCCTTCAGATGTATTAAAGTCTGTTTTAACAGCGCCAATACCTAAAACTGTAAGATCATAATAAAACCGTTTTTTAGTCAACTCATAGTTATTACCTTCTAACAAAACATTTAACGCTTGTTCTTCAGCTAACTCAATAGATTGTTTATATGTTAACTGCATGTGCAAGGCCAATTCTTCTTCATTTGTAGGTAATGTATCTTGATCAGAATTAGAAACATCAATACCAAGTTCTTCTCCAACAAAATCATTAAAGGATTTCATTCTTATATCTTCTAATAAAGCCTCCATGTATTCAGTTCTTTGAGATACTCCATAAGGATCAACTGAATAAGCTTTTATATCATACATTCGCTCTGCTAGTCCATTAACAACTATATCTACAAACTTTGGTATAATAGGTACTGGTGTCCAGTCTAAATTTAAATAGGACAAATCACCGTTTATAGATAATTCATCCTTATACTTTTGTATTGATTGTTCGCCTCTAGCGTATAATCTTAATTTATGAAAATCATTGTGGTTAGTTGAATATCTATTGTGACTATTTTCATTGAAAAACCACTCTGTTTCTATTGCCTTTGCAACTTTTAAACCATAGTCATAGCTTAACTTTTCAGCATCACTCACAACTTGACTTGGAAAATAACTTTTTATAACAGACTCTGCCATATTTATTTTTTAATTAATTTAGATGTATTGCCTTGATTTGTATACTTAGCAATATTTATGTTTAGTTTAGGTTTTTGTATTGGTGCGTTTGGTCTGTATAAATGTCTATTGTTAGCCATAATAGCTAAACCAGAACTAATAGAAGCATCATGTTTTGTTCTTTTATTTATATCAAATCTAGCCCAATCATTTAGTAGTTCGTTAAAATAACAACTACCAATATTACCATCTTGTTTTATACCTACATGGTCTTGAATATACATTTCGATTGCAGCAGCATGAGCTTGTTTTATATCTTCACTTGAGTTTGGCATACCTCCAATTTCTTTTTCCGCGACAGATAATTTATTCCATATTTTATCAGGTCTATTCATACTATATCCTCTATAACCTCTACGTCTTAAATAATATAATAATCTAGGTTTGTTGTTCTCCGCAAGTATGGGCATGCCATAAAATACTAACGCCATTAAAACATCTTCAAAAAATATCTCCGCGGTTTGTGGTCTTGCTAAGTATTCTAAAAAGAATTGATTAGCCGGAGCATCTTCCATCGAAAATCTTGTCAAACCATGAAGAGCGCCTTTAGAACCAGCACCATCAACAGTGCCTGATATATCATAACTATCACAACCAAAAGCACCCATATGCTCATTGCCAGGATATTTTATTCCATTTTTTAAAACAACCTTGTTTTGTAATTGAGTTGGCGGTGTCCAACTTATTTTAAATCTACCTTTTTTATCTGGATAAAATATAACGCTAGAATCTTTAACACCGTTTATCCATTGAAAATTACCTCTAGTTATCCCTAACGTTCTAGACATTTCTTCATTGTAATCTATTTGTTCATATATTTTAACTAAGTTAAATATACTACCACTTGCTTCGTCTCTAAACGCGTGCTCTGTAGATCTTGGAAATTGTCTATAAAATTCATTTAAAGCATCTTGGTCGTTTTTTAAACCATCAGCTTCGTTTTGCCAACTATCTATAACACCTATATCTATTAATTCTCCATGCGGGTCGAGTACATCGACGTCAGGAGTATTAAATACTGGAAGTCCATATTGGTCAATAAATCCTTCGTAGTTCCATTCCATTGGGATAAACAAAGAATACAAACCAGACTGCGTTTGGCCATTTCTATTTCGTTTAGTGACATCGGATGAGTTGTATAATTTTTTAAAGTTATCTCCACCTTTATCTAATGCGTTTGAAGTTGAGCCCATCATACATTTACCTATAATCCTACTACCTAAACGTAAACATGTTTTTGTAACTCTCCAATTGTTTAATATATTATCGGGTCTTTCCCATTTGCCACTTTCATCATGCACTAATAGCTTTAACTTTTCACCGTCATAACTATTGTCTCCTGTATTTTTCCAATCTATTGTAGTGTCTAATCCTTCTAAATCTTCTAGCTTTTCATTTGACGTAATTTTCTTTCTAGTGAATTTAGAAGCTGGAACTCTATATGCAAGTTCGGATTTGGGTCTGTCCATACCATCTTGAATAGGGCTAAAAAAGAAAGGATAATTAATTGATATAGGTACAACTTTATCCGTAAACATTTTCTTAGCATCAGCTCCAGTTTTAGACAGTATTCCAAATCTTGCGTCGCTACTTATAGTAGCTTGATTAACTGTTTCGGCCGATGACATAAAAGAAAACCCAGATCTTCTATTTTTAAGATAACACATGCCGTAACATCTTTTGTCCGCTTTACAAGCTTCCCAGAATATAAAAAACAATCGATTTGCTTCTCTAAAATCAGGTGCGCCTACATCTATTTTACTCCATTGCAAGTACATATAATGCGTACCTGTTATATATGTTGGTGTGCCGTTATTATTAAACCAGAAACCTTCTTCACGTCTTTTAAACTCCTCGTCTATATAATCATACCACTGTGCTTTCTTTTCTTCAGGATATGCTCTCCAATCAAATATACTTTTAAGTCTACTTAATTCTTTAGGGTATTCAAACTGTTTCCACCTTTTATCTTCATTACTATATACATCTTTTGGAGTTTTTGGTAACGCGATTTGAAAATTTTGTATTTCTATTATATCACCTATTTGTCCATTTTTAGATATAACAACAATATCATGTTCTTTGTTATAACCATATTTCCACTTTTTACCTTTATTAAGACGGCTTATAGTAGTTTTTTTTATAGGTTCTACTATTTTAACTAAACTTTGCTCGTACATTATTTCGATCTACCTTCTGCAAACCCTCTAAAAACTTTTACTTTATTTTCTTCAGGTTCTTTGCCTTCCAATAAGTTCTCTTCTTCTTGAATTCTATTTAATATTTCAAAAGCATCAAATATAGCTAGTTTTTTAGTAGCAGCAGCATTTTTTAATCTATCAGCTGATATGTCATCATCAGAATCTACAATTGGCTCTTTAGCAACTTTAATTAACTCATCAACTGCTCTCTGTCCAGCCTGGATTATATTCTTCTTCGTCTCCTTGATATTCATATTTAATTGTAATAAATTTTGATAATAGTCTATATA